CAGCAATCATATCATTTACTTTTGTTTCGTTTTCTGTTAAACCATTATTCAATTCAGTATTAAGATTAACAATTGCGTCTGCAACATCTTTCTGTACTTGATTTACAGCGTTATTAGCATTTTGTATAGTAGTGATTGCATCTTGAGTTGCTTGATTAGCATTATTAGTTGCTTCTATTACGTTTTGTTTTAATTGGTTAAAGTCAATCAATGCTTTATTAACACTATTTACCGCATCTAATGCATCCTCTGTTGCTTTCTGTGCTTCTAATGCTTTATTAAATGCATTGTCTGCTTCTTGATTTGCTCTGTCAGCCGCATTATTAGCATTTGCACCTGCTGTATTTGCACTATTGATTGCTTGGTCTGCTTTAATTAATGCTTCATCCGCTTTCGCTTGTGCTTGAGCGATACGTACTAATGCTGTATTAATTGCTTCTAACATATCTTTAACTTCATCTGTTCCTGCTAACATATTTATTTCATGTTGCAGAGTAGTCATGCCTGCTATAATCCTATCCCAGTTTTCATTAATCTTAATTCTTTCTTCCCTAGTTATAGGATTCCCAGTTTGATTCAATAATACTGTCAATTTTATTTCTCCTTTCTATAGATATAAGAATCTGAATCCAAATGCGATTGATGATACAGTTCCATTTCTAATAGAAAACTTGTTATCACCTGTTCTTAGTGTTATTAGTTTCTTATTTGTATGCTTGAATGCAGATGTTCCATTAAACTGAGTACTAACTCCACTTAATATAAGTACATCATTTTCATTCATAGACCTATTGAATGTATACATGTCACCTGTTGTTTCATTCATAATGATTACACTAGAATTAAATGTACCGCGTAATACTATATCCAATTGATTTTGTCGTGGGTCTATATCTACGTTACCTAGATTCTTTACAATAAAATCATTAGACTCAAATCTATATTGCAAATCTTCATCCCACGTTATTTGACCGTTCCATGCAAATTGGTTTCTATCCCACTCTTTCTTTATCTCGCTTGTTGACATGACTGATTCACCAAATATATTTACACAAGTAAATTCCACTTCAAATGAATTCATATATTGATTTGGCGTTACTTCAAATGAACGATTTAATTTAACTAAATATCTTTTATATGGTTCATTTTTGAAAATAATATAGAATGATTCCTTTCTAGTAAATAAAGCATTTATCTCATCACGTAGTAAGTAGTAATCATTTATATCATATGACTTATATAAAAATTCAACTGTAATTACACGTTCTGAAAATCTACTGTTTAGGAATAGCATTCCATCCCTATCATCAACTTGTTCTGTAGTATGTTCTATAGATAAAGATGGAATGTGATGATACAATCTGTGTAAACTAAATTTAGAAATGTCTAATTTATTTCCGTTTAATAGTTCAATAATCATATTGTATTCACTCCTTTAGTTAAGGCATTGAAATTTGTTTGTCGGTATTGCATACCGTTAATAGTATCAAATGTAACCTCTGCTATTTTTTGTCCGTCTAAATAGATTGGTGCAGGTTGCATATAAATAACCTGATTAGTTGAAGCACTCATTTGGTCTGAGATACCTTTACCAATCCCTGCTAATACTTTAGGTGTTAATGGTGCGATTAATTCTTCCCCTGCTTCTCCCACACCTTGGAAACCTGCATTTGGTGTCGCAAAGATAGTAGGACTATCGAAAACACCGCCTTTAGCATTCCAGTTAACATCTAATCCAGAAGGAAATGTAATACTCTTACCAAACAACTCTTTAGTGCTAGTTTTCAAACTGAACGATGGCATTTTAGGCATTTCAGGTTTAGGAATTTTTAGTTTTAAGCCATTAAAGAATTCTTTAATATCATCTATCTTATCTCCTACCCATTTAGACGCATCATCCATACTCTTCTTGATGTCTTTATACATATCTCCAAATGCTTTATCTGCATTATTTCTCATATCATCCCACGCTTTACCTGTATCCTCCTTTAACTTTTGCCACTTTGTTTTTACTTCTCCTGTTTCCCAGTCAACTTCATCAACATGTTCTTTTGCTTGATTCTTTGCTTCAGTTACAACTTTACTATGCATATCTTCTGCGTTCCTGATAGACTCATCTCTAGTCTTCTTTGCATCATCAACAATCTTTTTATATTGCTCATCAGTGATAATACCTAGTTCGTCACGTTGCATTTGTGCATTTTTTACTGCGTCTTTATATGTATCTTCAGCATTCTTAATAGACTCGTCACGTTGTTTCTTAGAATTTTTGACAACTTCCGCTGCTTGTGTTGCAGTTATTTTAGAAGATTCATTCTTTAAATTCTCTAAGATAACTTTTTGGTCACGTTCAGATTCAGATAGATATTTAATAGCATTATCTTTCATGGTCGCATTAATCTTATTAATTTCCTCTTGTTCTTCTTTTGAGATACCACGCTTTTCTTTACTAGCAGTTTCCCATATCTCTTTGATACGTGCATTACCTTCTTGTATTGCTGTTTCTTTCTCTGTTTGCTTCTCTTTCATCTTCGCAAGAATTTCTGCTTCTTCTGCTTCTGATAAAGCAGATGTGTTAGCATAATAATTAGTTAATTCCTCCAACTGAGTAGCATGGTCACTTTGCATCTCTGTTAATACCTGTTGACCCATTTGGTCATAAATACCAATCATTTTATCTGCCATTTCTTGTGTTACTGTTTGCCCTGACCATGCTATTTGATTAAGAGATGTTGTTGCTTGATTCTCTAAATCTAAGTAACTTCCAACTGCTTTCGCTGTACCTTCAGAAACTTTATCAGACCAATTTTCTACCTCAATTGAAGATTCACTTAACTCCTGACTTACAGCATATACACCTATACCTAATGCCGCTAATCCTGCTACTGTTAAGCCAATTGGTCCCGTAATTACTGCTAAAGCAGAACCTAACACACCTAATGCAGCACTTCCTCCACCTAATAACCCTACAAGAGAACCTATTGCTGGCATTAATGTGGCAAATGCACCTATAAGGATACCTAATCCTGCTGTTACGCCTGCAATAGTAGCCGTTAATTTAGGATTTTCAGAAACCCAGTCAGCAATGCTTGCAACAACTTCTGCTATATCTGCTAATACTGGCGCTAGTGATTGTTTAACATCATTCATTGCTTGTGCCAATCTATAAGCAGGGTCTGCTTCCATTTTAGCAACGTCACCGTTTAACTTTTCTTGCATATCATCAGTAGATTTCAAATGGTTTTTAGCGTTTTGAAGTGTTTGAGAAATCTTATCTCCTTGTTCTTCCCATAAAGTACCATACATTTTTACGCCTACTTCATTACGCTTCGTTTCATCTTCAATGCCCATTAATGCAGTATTCATTTCAACAATGGCTTGCTTACCTTTTTCTCCACCTTCTGCTACTGCACGACCCCAGATTTCCATTTGTTCGATAGATATATTTGTTCCGTCAATTGCCTCTCGAGTTGCTTTGTCAAGACCTTGACCAAATTCAGCCGCCACTATACGACCTTCCTTCAATCCATCGAGTAATATGTCAATATTCCATGTTCCAGTTTCGACACCGGCCGCCATGATTGCCTGAACTTCTTCTGCCGTATATCCAGCCCTATGAAGTTGTGAACCATATTCAGAAATAATATCTAATTGCTCTGGAGGGAATCCGATTGATAATAACTGATTGGTTAATGCTAGTGCTTCTTTTTGAGATACGCCTAATTCTTTTCCGATTTCAAATGACTCTTGTATTAACTCTTTAAAATCAACTTCTTTGTAAGCACGACTAATCATTGATGCGCCCTTAATGATTTCCATGTTAGTTTCTATAGATGCATCCTTGTTAAGTACCATCTGTCGTCTAACACCTTCAAAAGCGGCTTCTTCATCACCGATTGCAGAAACTACATTACCTATACCTGCACGTACTTGTGCTGTATCTGCTTCATTTAAATTCATTGTGATTTCAATATTAGTGTTTAAAGTAGAAACATCTAATGCTTGTTCAATAATAGATGCTAAACCGCCACCTGCTAATAAACCACCTGCAACTGCTGAAAGGGAATCTCCAAAGCCATTTACTTTATCACCTGCATCATTAGCCGCTTGAGCAATTTGACCGAATTCACTCCTAACACCTTCAAGTCCAGAAGCATTGATATTTCTTAATGCTTGTTGCATTCTCTCCATATCAGCACTAGAACCTAACGCCTGTCTACCCATTAACTGTAACGCTCTATTAATTTGGTCAGTGCTTTCTGTTCCTTCTCTAATCGAATTAGTTAGTCTAGTTCCAAGTACATCTGAAAATTGATTCACTTCTGTTCCTGTTGCTTCAAAGAATGTTTGCAAATCCTTATTAGCATTCTTCAGGGCAGTATAGTTTTCAGAAGTAGATTGCATTTGTGCTTGATAGGATTTTAATTGTGCTTCAGTATTTACCAATTCACGTTGAAATGCTCTGTATTGTTCTTCGCCAATATTACCATTTCTAAATTGTTGCTCCACTTGTTCTTGTGCCTGTTTTAAAGTATCTAACCTTTGAGAAGTAGTTGTTATTTGCTGTGATAATAATTGTTGTTTCTGTCCATAAAGTTCAACACTAGTAGGATCAAGTTTTGATGCTTTTTCTATTTCTTTTAATTCTGCTTGTGTCTTTTTGGACTGAGCATCTACATCTTTTAATGCTTTATCCAGTCCTCTAGTATCTCCACCGAAATTAATGGTAATTCCTTTGATACCTTTATTTGCCATTTGATGATTTACTCCTTTCTATAATTATTAGTTGTAGAAAATCGTAAATGTAATTTTCTATACAAAAAAAGGGAACCACTCATTTGAGTAATCCCCTTAGTAGTTTTAAATTTTTAATGCATCTATATCTGCTTGAGTTGCTTTTCTAACTTTCGGTTTATCGTCTTTCTGTTTAGGACTTGTAATATCTACATACATAGAAATATGGTCAAACACCATACCAATAGACATTATATCTAATTCAGTAAAACTAAGTTTACATATTTTTGCCATTGTCAGATATCTAATTGTTAAATCTGTTATTTCCTCGTTTGAGTTGTCGGCTTTTTTTTTACTGTTGAAGTAAAGTTAAGTCTAATTAATGGTAGTACTTCTTTAACAATATCCATAACTGGGAAGCCATCTTCAAATGTATCTAGCCATGCATTAATTTCTGGAATCTCTGGATTAGCCTTCTTTGCCAAACAATAAACCATTTGATAGAACTCAATTGATTCAAAAGAGTTTCCTTGAGTTTGATTTTTCTCTAAGTTCATAAAGTCTTTTAAGAAGTCAGAACCGGGAAACATTGCTCGATACATTAAAGGTGTTTGTCCTGTTACTTTAAATTTTATATCTTTATCATTAATTTTAATTACTTTTTCTGCCATCTAATTTCAATCCTCCGATTTTATTAAGGTATTTCTACTGGTTCAATAACTGCTTTATAGAAATCAGAATACATTTGTTCTTCTGTTGCTTCACCAGTATTCCAACGAATTGCTTTATCATTAGTACGTGGCTTTGCTGTGAATGATAATTCTTGTCCTTCAATTTCAATTGATTCCGCTGTTGTTTGAGCAGATTGAGACGGACGTGCTACTGTTACATCATAATATACGAAACGAGTTGCTTGAGCGTCACCATCAACTTCAAACAGTAGAGCAATATCTTTAGGTTTAGCGTCTGCTGATTCCAAGAAACCACCATTGATCATTTTCTCTCCTAATACATCGGTACGAAACTTATCAGTAATCATTGCAATTGTTAATGTACCTTCATAACCTGTATTAGAATTACGAGAGAAGAAAACTCCATTATATGCATAGAAGTTCATCGGGTCGCCTGTAGGATTCATTTCTAAGGATACTGCACCCTCTACACGAACTGGTGTAGCATATGTATAAGAGCCATCATCTTCCCTTGTGATAACTGCATAGTGAACATTTGTTAAACCAAATAAAACACGATTCTTTGACATAATTTATTTTATCTCCATTTCTTTCATTTTTTGATTGTTATATCATAAATTTTTTGATATAAACTCTGTGAACTAATGTAACTTTCAATAGTTTCGTAATATACATTATGCTCATCAAAAATATCTTCTATTTTCTTTTCAAGTTCTAAATCTTTCATATCTGTATATACTTCAATACGATAATCTAAAATCTTTTTCCACACTTTATTATCAGCACCAAAGTTTGATGAATCTTGTTCGAAATAAACCATGAATGGAGGTTGTGGCATGGGATTATTAGGTGTCACATTAAAGTGAGAATAAGCAACAGGTATGTCAACTTGATCTAAAATATCTGCAAGTTCTTCGATACTAATCATTGTTCAATTCTCCTAATTAATTTTTCTTCAAATTCCCTATTACCATCTAGTTCTACAGGTTTAATATGAACAACTGGTGCTGTTCTACTTCCGTCTCTATTCATATGACCATTTTCCAATAAATGGGTTAATTGAGGGGCTGTAGCATTATGAACTGTGTAACTACCTTTACTTTTTTTTACTTTCCATCCTGTAGCATATTTACCTGTTCTTTCAGGGGAAGTTTGCTTTAATCGTTTAGCGACATCTGTCGAAACTTCTTTAGCAACTGCTTCTACCTCTTCTTGTACAAAGTTAGAATAAAATTCTAATTGTCTGGTAACTTCTCTCGCTAAATTATCAATATCCATTTACTCACCAACTTTTTTATGCGTGTATAACTCTATGAATTCACCTTTTTGGTACGTTCTATAAATTGAATACTTATAATTGTTGTAATAAAGAGATTCCTCAAAATTATAATCAGACATTCTAATACTGAATACATATTGAGGATTAAAACCTGAATTACCTGCACTATAAAATTCTGTTTGCGATATACTTTTTCTATCAGCAAAAACTTGGTTTCTTTCTTCAATTTTTCTCTCTTGATGTAATTTATCTTTTATGATTGTAATTCTAACTAAATCTACAACATCTTTATAAAGCATCGTTATATTCTCCAGATAAAGATAGACGGGCTTTTAAATACTCGTAACTTTTAAAGTATTTTTCACTATCTTTATTTTCTAAACCAAAATGTGCCTTACAATATAAAATTACAGCATGAGAAATTATTTGATCTTCATACTGTAATTTTTTTATACCACCTAGAGATAAATCAATGAGTGCAGAATCAATTAAATCCTGTATTTCATTGTCAAAAGCAGAATTCATTATACGTAGTGCATGTTTAACTTTCTGTAACATTTTCATCAGCCGCCTTTATCTTACGACTTTTAGTTGTTATTTTTGATTCTTTAATTTTGTTGCGAGTATTCAAATCTTCTGTTTTACTATTAGGTACAATGAAACCTAGAGAAGATAAACATTGAATACGTTCATAATCTTCGCTAATAAAATAAGAACCGGAGGAAAATAATTTCCCCGATTCTCTATCAGCAAAGAGATTTATAACTAAATGTTTCAAGTAAATCTCTCCTATCTTTAATTATACTTCTGGAATGATTGCAACAAATGCACGTTCATCCTTCACTTTACCGTCCATGATAGCGTGTCCTAAGAATTCTGTAGTACG